ATCCGGCAAGCTGATCGGTGTGGCTCGTGGCAACGCCGAACACGGATCGCGTGCGTTGGGTAACCGTAGCATCCTGTGCGACCCCGCCTTCCCCCAGATGAAGGACGTGCTGAACGCCAAGGTGAAGCATCGTGAGTGGTACAGACCGTTCGCACCCGTGGTACGGATCGAGGACGCGGACACCTACTTCGACCTCTTCTGTCGACACCACGAGTCACCCTACATGAGCTTCGCTTACAACGTCCGTCAGGAGTGGCAGACGAAACTGGCGTCGGTAACGCACGTGGACGGAACCGCCCGAGTACAGACGTTGCGACGTGACGACAACGTGTGGTTGCACGGACTGCTCGGCAAGTTCCACGCCAAGACCGGCCACGGTGTCCTGCTCAACACCAGCTTCAACGTCAACGGCCAACCGATCCTCTCAACGGTTCGGGAGGCATTCCAACTGCTGATGGCCACCCAACTCGACGGGTTGGTCATCGAGAACCACCTCTTCCTCAAACGATGACCACCTTCGTCACCGCGATCTACACACAACTGGAGGACGGAAGCATCGGTCGTTGGGACCGATACGCCTACTCCCTCAAGAACCTCGTCAACAGCACACAGGCCAACTTCCTCGTCTTCACCAGCCCGGAAGAGGCCAGCCGACTGACCGACTTCGTCTCGGCAAATCAGATGGATCGACATCGTGTCTTCATCGTTGCACGTGATCTCAATCGCAATCGTTGGCATGAGGCGTTCGTTCAGTTGAAGACCATGTATCCACACGGACAACGGTCGATGGACCTGATCCACAGCAAGGTCGGATGGCTCTACGAAGCGGCGACCATCAATCCGTTCGGCACCGGTGGATCGGTCTTCTGGATCGACGCCGGTCTCTCGTTCAACGGTCTGTTCCCTGATCGGTTCCGTCGTCGACCCTTCGAGACGTACCCCAACGGCATCTTCGAGCGTTACACCGATCTGGACGTGTTCACGCCAGAGTGGGCTGAGCAGTTGGGTGTGGGCCTTGACGGAAAGCTCCTCACACTCGGTCTATCGGTCAAAAACCATCTTTGGACCCAACCGTTGGACCCCTCGTTCTACACGGTGGAGGGTAGTCGTAGGTATCGACAGTACCACGTGATCGGCGGCCTCTTCGGTGGCAGTGACCGACAGCAGATCAACTGGCTGCACACCACGTACGAGAAGCTGCTGGACGACGTCGTGCTCGCCTATCAGAAACGGAAGACCTACCTCACGACGCTTCCCGTCGAGGAGCTGTTGCTCACCACGCTGACCGCCAACCATCCAGAACGGTTCGACCTTCGTCTCTTCGACACGTGGTATCACGAAGACCACGGCGATAGCTTCAATCCTCTCAAGAACGGAAAGCCGTTCTACAAACTTTTCACCGACAGATGATCAACATTTTTGACAAGACCCTCCACCATCTGGGCAAGACCAGATCACCCATCACGTTCGTGCAGATCGGCGCCATGGACGGCGAGACGTTCGACGAGGCTGTCGGCTACATCCGCATGTACGGTTGGACCGGCCTCTACGTCGAGCCGATGCCGACGCAGTTCGAACGTCTGTTGCGCAACTGCTCGAAGCCCGGCAACCGTTTCGAACGAGCCGCCATCGTGGAGAAGGACGGCCCCGTAGAGATGATCGAGATCGACCCAGCCGTAGTCGATGCCGGCAAGGTCCACGCTTGCTTCGCTGGGATGTCCGCGGTGTATCCACCTCGTAACGGTCTCAAGAGCGACTTCGACCGTCCAACCGTTGAGCAGTACGGACGCAAGGTCATGGTTGACGGAATGACGTTGGCCAGCCTGTTCGCCAAGCACAACGTGTCCAGATTCGACCTCTTCCTCGTCGATGCGGAGGGGTTCGACGCGGTCATCCTCGACCAACTGGACCTTGACCGATACAAGCCAACCGTGATCCGCATCGAACGAGTCAACCTGACCGACGTGGAGTTGGATCGCTGCCGCGACCGTCTGACGCAACACGGTTACGTGGTGGAGGAGATCGGACAGAACCTTGACGCAGTTTTGCAATCGGTTGTGGACCAGCTTCAGTCTTTCACGGAACCTCTTCGTACCGTTCAACCAACCACAACACCAAAGATGACTGCAAACACCACCCTCGTCACTGCTCTCTTCGATCTACGCCGTGGAGACCTCGCCACAGGATTCAGGCGGCCCTACAGTCAGTACCTCGAACACTTCGGCAAGTTGCTCACGGCTTGCAAGGACGTGCCGATGTTGGTCTACGTGGACAAGGCTGACGAGGCGTTCGTACGCAATGCACGTGAAGGTTCTGTCGGGACCGACATCCGTATCAAGAAGGCTGAGGACTTCCGCACGTGGTTCGCCTTCTACGACAAGGTCCAATCCATCCGACAGGACCCCAAGTGGTTTGGTCAGGTGGGATGGCTCGCCGACAGCACACAGGCCAAGCTGGAGCTCTACAACCCGCTCGTGATGAGCAAGATGTTCCTGCTCAACGACGCGGCCATCTTCAACCCGTTCGGCACCGACTACTTCTGTTGGATAGACGCGGGTCTGACACAGACCGTCCACCCTGGCTACTTCAGCCACGACAACGTGATCCGAAAGCTGGAGCCGATGCTCGACAAGTTCCTCTTCGTGTGCTACCCGTACGGTCAGGCTCCTGAGATACACGGCTTCGAACGGAAGGCCATCGCTCGGTACGCTGGCGTCAACCACGTTGATCGTGTTGCTCGTGGAGGCTTCTTCGGTGGACACCGCGACGTTCTCAAGGACATCAACGCGGCCTACTACCACACCCTACAAGCCTCACTCAACGAGGGCCTGATGGGAACCGAGGAGAGCATCTTTAGCATCTTGACCTACACCCACAAGGAACGTATCCGGATCGAGATGATCGAGGAGAACGGACTGATGGGAACCTTCTTCGAACGTCTCAAGCAGATGCCGATTCCGAAGCTTGAGGTGAAGCTTGCTACGTCGAGCAACGATCAACCGGCCTACCGTCAAACGGAAGAAGAGGTGGTACTCAACCGTAAGGGTTCCGGCACGGTCCTCTACGTCGTCACCTTCAACAGCCCCGACCAACTCAAGCTCCTCTTCGACACCTTCAAGGCGTCCAATCCGGAACTGCTGAACGTCAAACGGAAGGTGCTCATCGACAACAGCACCGCGACAGAAACCGCTCCCGCCTACGACAAGCTGGCGCAGAAGCACGGCTTCACCGTCGTTCGTAAGGGCAACCTCGGCATCTGCGGAGCCCGTCAGTGGGCGGCCGAGGACTTCCACGCCAGTGATGAACGGTACCTTGTTTGGTTTGAGGACGACATGCTACTCGTCTCCAAGAAGGAGGCCGGTATCTGCAAGAACGGACTCAACAACCACGTGGACGGATGGCTTGACAAGTGTATCCGTATCGTTGAAAACGAGAAGCTCGACTTCCTCAAGGTATCGTTTTCCGAGTTCTACGGCGATCATCACAAGCAATGGGCGTGGCATAACGTTCCGGAGAATGTTCGCCGGAAGCATTTTCCTGATGGAACGTGTCGAATGAAATGGGACACATCCGGTTGTCAGGATGGGTTGTCATACCTCGTTGGTGACGTGTACTACTCAAACTGGCCGAGCGTGATGACCAAACGCGGCAACTACAAGGTGTTTTTGGAGACTAAATATGCTTCGCCCTTCGAACAAACGATGATGTCGCATGCATACCAACTACAGAAAAAGGGAGAACTTCGAACGGGAGTTCTCATGTCGTCGCTGGTGAACCACCAACGAACGTATCATTATGCGAAAGAGATTCGGAAAGAGTGTTGATGTAGTTTTTTACGTTGACATCGTCGCTGATCTATTGATATGGTTGTGAGATGGATGAAATCAAACTCAATGACGATGAAGTGGCGCTCAACCCCATTCTGGTCAGTTACATGAAACTGGGTTGGGTGTTTTACCGAGACGAATGGGTCAACGGTCACAACGGAAATCCAGAGGTCGACTACAAGTTCAGCAGCCCTCGGATGACGAAGCCCGCCGCGCTGTACTCCATTGCACGGTTCAAGGGGCAGGAGGCACTGACCAAGGCCAAGCTGCTCGACGCCGAGTCCGGCGTTCTGGCAAGTCGTCTCGTCGAAGTCCATGAGAATGCGCTGAAAGACGGCCTTCGCGCAAAGTTGGTGTCACGTCTTCGTCGGTGTCAGAAACTTCAGCCCAACGACATCAAGGTCAAAACCACTTTCACCATCAAACCATAAACACACATGGCACGTCCTATACTACATTGGTGAGAGTTCTGAGTTGTCGTTTTCTTGCAAGTGTAGCTTTCATGGACACCGATCTTTTTTGTCGGGTTTCTTCGGATACAAACCGTCCGAGCATTGCGTTTCTTAATTTTAGTTTCGTTGCATCCGAAATAACCTTTCCAGTGTGAGCCATTCGCATTTTTTCTATGGATGATTGCGTGTGAGTTTTACCCTTTCTTGGTGCCGGCTTTCCCATATTAGCATCCGAAATTTTTTTACGTGTTTCGTCCGATACCGGCCTGCCCACCAACGACTTTGATATTTTTTGCTTATGCTCGGCTGAAAATGTTTTACCCATCTTGGAGATTGACATTTGTTGTTTGGTAGATTCGGAATGTTTTCCATTGGCGCCGCCGCCCTTTAGGTTATATCCGTTGTTGATGGAATTGCGATCTTCTATCCAGTGATTTTCCCGCCGGTCTAGTATAGATTTATCCGGAATACACTCTTCCAAAACGTGAAAATCAAAGTTAGATACGCCGTATTTTACCAACGCGTTATATAGTTTTGGTTGTGCCTTACACTGCATCCCACGATATTTTCCCCACCGTTTTCGTATGTCCAAACTTTGTCCAACATACCACTTTTTATTTATCCGGTTCTGTAACCCGTAGATTCCTACGTTTGTAGTATCGTTCAAGTGAGTTTTTTCGTTCACGTTCGGCGTTTCTCCAATAATAGGACATACGGTATTTTCTGTCTCGTTCACGTTTCTGTTCCTCCGTTAGATTGTGTGATTTTCTTCCCATGCCAATAAGTATTAGTGGTCCGATTAAATCTGACAAAAATCTCCAAAAAATGTTTGACGCCACCAACCGTTGCAGTATTATCGGATAATGAGACCAACATTACATCAAGGATCAACGTTGACAGAACAGCAGCTTGTTGAGAATTATGAACTTTTTATATCATATCTCAAGGAGAAGTTCACCGGCGAACGACTCGAAAAGCTCCTCAAACTCTACGCCGAAGACAACTACGGTCTTCGCGCTTCCGTCGCTCCGGCCAGCACATTCAAGCACTTCCACAACGCGCACGTCGGCGGCTACCTCCAACACGTGATGAACGTGGACAAGGCGTCGGCAGGCGCAGCCAAGCTGTTCGAGGCAATGGGCGGCGAGATCGACTTCACCGAGGAGGAGCGTTGCATGGCGGCGCTCTCCCACGACCTCGGCAAGTTGGGACCGAAGGAGGGTGAATACTACCTGCCACAGACGGAGGAGTGGGCCATCAAGAAGCGTGGTCAGTTGTTCATGATGAACCCCAAGATACAGCATTGGGACGTGACCGACCTCGCGTTGTTCATCTTGCAGGAGCACGGCATCACACTGACGTGGAAGGAGACGTTGGCCATCAAGTTGTCGGACGGCATGTTCCCGGCGAAGAACGAGTCCTACTACGTCAACAACTCCGATGATGGCCGTATCCGCACCAACCTGCCGAACGTTATCCACTGGGGTGACTGGATCGCATGTCGAGCCGAGAACTCCGTATGGCATCAGAACCAAGAGTGATCGTCGATGTCGTCCATGTCACGGTTGGGCCAAGACGTCACAGCTTGACTGAACCGTGGCAGTGTGATCTGTCCGCGCCACCGGAGAACTGGGAATGGAACGATGTGACACAGTCGATGTGTCGTGTTGACTCGCACGACAAACGTGGAGACGGTTCCAAGTAGTTGATAGACAACGGTGTACGGCGGATCGCCAGGTTGGTCCGAAAGCTGATGAAGTGTGGTGACAGCGGTGCTCAAATCCGAGGCCGCTAACCAAAGGACAAACATGACATGGCTATCAACACGAAATGAACACGACGAAATCGACCGTTGGTTCTCGAACGCCTTCCGCGACTTCGAGAAGCTCAGCGGCACCTACGGTGGCTACCCACGGGTGGACGCCGTCGAATACGACGACAAGATCGTCTTGGAAGCGGAACTGAACGGGCTCGAAAAGGGCGACGTCTCGGTGGAGATCAACGACGGTGTGCTGACCATTCGTGGCGGCAACCGCAAACGTGACATTCCACAACAGGGACGTTACCTCTTCCGAGAGATCAAACGATCCTCGTTCGAGCGCTCGTGGACGTTGGACCCGATCATCGTGCAGGAGAAGGTGACGGGCACGTTCGAGAACGGAAAGCTGACGGTGACCTTGCCGAAGGCGGCCGAGAAGAAGCCGACCAAGATCAAGGTGCTGTAAAGGCTTGACATCCCGAGAGCTTCCATGTAAAGTGGAAGCTCTCATTTATCCATTATGCCGTTTGATCGAGTTTGCGAAGTTTGTAAAAATCCGTTTCAAGTGTTGTGTCGGACACGGAAAGGTAGATTTTGCTCAAAAGTCTGTATGGATGAATGGCAACGGACGGCCCCAATAGAAGAGCGATACGGAGAAGAAGGGGCTAAAAGGATGCGAGAAACTCGGAGGCGGGAATGGATAGACAACAATCCAAACAACAACCCCGACGTGTTGGCCATAAAATCGGCGAAAGCGACCGAATACCGAAAGGCACATCCGTTGAACGGCGTGAAGAATCCATTTTTTGGCCGGACACACTCGGTTGATCTGAAAAATCGGTATCGACGTGATCGAACCGGAAAACGGTCCTATAACGACGTTCAGTTTGCACGACAGAACGCCAACACGTTGAGAGGAGAAAACCATCCAATGTGGAAAGGCGGAATATCCGGGCAACCACGTGTAGGATTTACCCGTCGTCTCAAAGATAAAATAAGACAACGGGACGGAAATATATGCGTAATGTGTGGAATGGTTCGGAAGAAAGCCGGCTTGCCGGTGCATCACATTGACTATGACAAAAACAATCAATCCTCCTCCAATCTAATCTCGTTGTGCGCAAAATGCCACGGAAAAACCAACGTGAATCGGTCCGAATGGACACGATATTTTACAACTAACTACAAACACTTATTGGAAACAAAAATATGAATAATGGACTTGTTATAGGAATAGATTTGGGAACTACAAATAGTTGCGTAGCAACGTTTTACAACGGTGAGCCCGTCGTCATCCCCAACGCCGAAGGCGGTCGTACGACGCCTTCCGTCGTCGCGTTCACCAAGACCGGCGAACGTCTCGTTGGTCAATCGGCAAAACGACAGGCGGTCACGAATCCGAAGAACACGATCTTCTCCGTCAAACGTCTGATGGGTCGTAAGTTCGCCGAGGTCCAGAACGAGATCAAGAACTCCCCCTACAAGGTGGTGGAAGGACCGAACGGCGACGCGTGGGTCGCGGTCACGGTTAACGGGAAGGAGGAGACCTACGCGCCGCAGCAAATCTCCGCGTTCATCCTCGGCAAGATCAAGGCTGACGCGGAAGCCTACCTCGGCGAGAAGGTGACCAACGTGGTCATCACCGTTCCAGCCTACTTCAACGACGCTCAACGGCAAGCGACGAAGGATGCTGGAACCATCGCGGGCCTCAACGTTCTCCGCATCGTCAACGAGCCGACGGCGGCCTCGCTCGCCT